TTTCGGCTTCCGATGGCGGTTTGAGAGACCCCACTAACGCATACTTTGGATTCAGCACTACTCGCAGTCCGGATTCTACAAGACCCGACGCAAGTGTTGCAGACTTCCACAGATTACCATATGCAAACTTCCCCGACGATCCGACAACCGGTGCGTTCCTTACTAAAGGTATCAACGCATGGTCTTATATCTTCTCATTAGATGATATTGAGACATCTGGTTCTGTATATTACTATAACTCCGGTTCACGTAAAGCAGAGGCTTCGGTCACTAGCGCATCTTACACTGATATTCTTGATGCAGGCTATAACCGATTCACTGTCCCATTCTGGGGTGGTGCTGACGGGTTTGACATTACAAGACCAGATCCGCTTTATAACGCGTTCATGTCTCCTACTTCTACAGAAGATACTAACTATGTGTATCACACATGGCGCCGCGCAGTTGATACTGTGACTGATCCTGAGATGATTGATATGAATTTGCTTACTGCCCCAGGCCTTACACAAGCGTCGTTGACAGAGCATATGATTGACATCTGTGAGGAGCGCGCTGATGCCATGGCACTTATCGACCTTCCCGATGTTTACATCCCACCACACGAGCAATACTACTCTGATAAATCTAGTAGAATTGGCACAAACCCAGATCAAGCAGCTCTGACACTTAAAGATAGAAGAATTGACTCCTCATACGGAACAACCTTCTACCCATGGGTCCAGACCCGCGATGAGAATACTGGTCAACTTGTGTGGATCCCGCCCACAGTCGCCATCCTTGGTGTCCTTGGAAGTTCCGAGGCCAAAACTGATGTATGGTTTGCACCAGCAGGATTCAACCGTGGTGGCCTCACAGACGGAGCGGCTGGAATCCCAGTTGTTAACGTCAGCGAAAGATTAACATCTAAGAGTCGCGACACACTGTACGAGTACAACATTAACCCAATTGCTTCTTTCCCAAGCTCTGGTATCGTGTTGTTCGGCCAGAAAACACTCCAAGAGCGCCAATCGGCACTCGACAGAGTTAATGTCCGTCGCTTGGTAATCTACTTGAAGAAGCAGATCTCTATCTTGTCCACACAAATTCTCTTTGAGCAAAATGTGCAGGCAACTTGGAACCGCTTCAAGGGTCTCGTAGAGCCCTTCCTTGCAAATGTTAAGACTAGATTTGGTATCACAGATTACCGACTTATCCTTGATGAGTCTACTACGACACCTGATCTTATTGATCAAAACATTATGTATGCTAAGATTATGATTAAGCCCGCTAGAGCTATCGAATTCATTGCAATTGACTTCGTAATCCTCAACACTGGCGCATCATTTGATGACTAAACCATAAGGGGAAAAATATTTCCCCCTACTATTTATTGTTATAAACAGGAGAACTTAAACAATGCCATTCTGGTCAACAAACTTCGGCGAGGACGTAACCCTCAAAGATCCAAAGAGAAATTTCAGATTTACAGTAGAATTCCAAGGAATTCAAGCTGAACAAGGTGGTGCCATTGCATGGTACGCCAAGACTGCAGCGAAGCCCAGCTTTACTGTTGAAAACGTAGAACACGCCTACTTGAACCACAAGTTCTATTACCCGGGCGCCGTTACTTGGAATACTATTTCAATTGAGATGGTTGACCCTGTTAGTCCCGATGTCACTGCAACGTTCTCCGACATTGTTAGGCTTTCTGGCTATTCTCCCCCTGCTAACGCAACTTCCCTTGGCTCTATTTCTAAAGCTAAGGCCGCTGGTGCTCTCGGTACCGTCATTATCACACAGATTGATTCTGATGGCAAGCCGCTTGAAACTTGGACACTTTGGAACGCATTTGTTAAAGACGTTCAACTTGGTTCACTTTCATATGGTGACGACGAGCTTACTACCACTACTGTTGAGCTTATGTACGATTGGGCCCGCGTTGAAACCGCCAATCCTTCAGTCGCAGTAGCAGGTGGCGGTACCAGCTTCTTTAACACATGATGACAATTTAATAAAACGAGAGGTGTACATTGTCTAGAAATCAAGATCGCTTAGGAGGCGTTCAACAACAAGATACTTCCCCGCCCGTTCAGGCAATGAACGAAGGCACGGGAGGTTTCTCATTTGTAATTCCAACGGAATTTGTGGAATTACCAACCGAGGGTAGATATTACCCAGAAGGGCACCCGCTTTGTGGTGAATCTTCTATTGAAATTAAACAAATGACTGCGAAAGAGGAAGATATGCTCACATCGCGAACTTTGCTTAAAAAGGGAGTTGCCCTTGATAGGGTTATCGGTAGTTTAATTGTGAATAAGGCGATTGACCCAGATTCACTTTTCATAGGAGATAGAAACGCAATTATTATTGCCACACGAGTTTCCGGCTACGGCAATGACTATACAACAAAAGTTACTTGCCCACAATGTGGCACAAACCAAAGTTATTCGTTTGATTTGAATGAAGCGCATGTTTATTGCGGTGATGATGAAAACAAGATGAATGTAACTGATAATGGCAATGGAACTTTTGATGTCACTCTTCCGAGAACTAACGTGGTTGTTACATTTGGGTTACTCAGAGGTTACGACGAGAAAAAGATTAGTTCTGGAGTAGAAATTGACAAAAAACAACGTCAAGACCGCGGCGTAACACGTCAGTTATCTAGCTTAATATTAGCTGTTAACGGAGACGATAGCATTGATTCAATTAATTATCTTGTGCAAAATATGCCATCTACAGATTCACGCCACTTAAGGCTTGCTTACAAACTTACGGCACCAAACGTTGACCTGTCTCAGCACTTTGAATGCAGCAACTGCGATTATGAGCAGGACATGGAGGTGCCGCTCTCCGCGGACTTTTTTTGGCCTGACCGATGAGTATATGGAAAGCATTTATGAGCAGTTCTTTTTCCTGAAATATTCAGGAGGCTGGTCATTTAGTGAAGCGTATAACCTACCCATTGGTTTGCGTTCGTGGTTCACACAGCGCTTAATCAGACAATTAGAGATGGAAAAAGAAGCTATTGAAAATGCTTCGAAAGGCAGAAGTAGCTCTGGTAACTCCAATACACATACACTAACACCAGACAATGCTCCAAGTTTGCCACCTCAATTTGCGCCCCCCGGCTCGCAGAAATAACCTTAAACAGCTTTTTTAGTATAAAACTATTTAGTTTAGTAAGAGGTAAGATTTATGACCCCAGAACAACTGCAACAACTTATAGATGCATTGGCAGCCCAAGGTGGTGCTGTTGATAGCTTAAATGAAAAGTTGCAAGATCTTACCAATTCGCAGCTTGAATTACTCGCTGCTCAAAATCAAGCATCTGATGTGTCGGAACAGCGCGTCGTCGCTGCAGCACAGAGGGAGATTGACGCCCGCCAAAGAACTATGGTAGCTTTAGACGCTCAAGAAGCGGCAGTGAGGCGGTCATTGGAGACAATGGCTGAAAGTTCTAAAAAAACTGAAGCTAAAAGTGAACTAATTGACATTGAAATAGAAAAGTTAAAGCTTTTAACCCAATCCGAAGACGCGAGTACTGAAGCCGGCAAGCGCGCCATTGAAGAAATGGTAAAAAAGATAAAACAGCTAGAAAAACAGAGAAAAGCACTTGAAAAACATCAAAAAGCAGTTGATGACCTTGCCGGCAGCTTTGGCACATTGTTTTCCGGAACTGCTCCGGAAATTGGTAGTTTACTAAATGCCAAAAACTTAAAAAGCATGGCTGACAAGTTTAAAGATGTTAATGGAGGAGTCGCAGGATTTATAAAAGCCGGCGCGCCACAATTTGCAATGGAATTCGCAACATCTATCGCAAAACTGGCGTTGGAGCTGGGCGATACTGAGAATGCCTTTATGAAGGCTACAGGTGCCTCTAAAGACTTTGCGCGGTCAATCTCCAATACTTATGAGGAAGGCCGTATATTCACGGCCACAGCGGAAGATATGGGCGCTTCTGCTACGTCATTGTTTAACAATTTTACTGATTTTTCATATCAAGACCGGTTGACTAGAGAAAGTTTGATAGAAACCGGCGCAGTACTGGATAAACTTGGTATATCAAATGAAACTTTTGCTCAAGGTGTTCAGCTTTCAACTAAAGCCTTGGGCATGAGTGCCGATGAAGCCGGACAGGCTATGTTGGATTTATCTGGATTTGCCGAGGAACTTGGAGTGTCGCCTGAGAAGTTGTCTGCGCAGTTTCTAGAAGCCGGCGATGCAATGGCCAAATTAGGTGAAGCCGGCGACGAAGCGTTTAGAGATCTAGCCGCGGCCTCCAAGGTTACTGGTCTTGAAGTAAGCAAGTTGTTAAACATCGTCAATCAATTCGACACGTTTGAGGGCGCCGCCCGCCAAGCTGGTAAACTAAACGCAGCACTTGGCGGCAACTTTGTAAATGCTATGGATCTTATGATGGAAACTGATCCAACAGCTAGATTTGAGATGATCCGAGATTCTATTCTGGATACAGGACTATCATTTGATGAAATGTCCTACTATCAGAAAAATTTCTACAAAGATGCAATGGGTCTTGAGAGTGTTGGTGATTTAGCATTAGTATTAAGCGGAAATATGGATTCTGTTTCGGAAGAAACAAAAAAGACGACCGCAGATTTTGAAAAACAAGCAGCCAGAGCTAAAACCCTTGCTTCATTCCAAGAACAGCTAAATTCTTTGTTTGCACAGATGATACCAATTGTTACTCCACTAATAGATATGCTCCGAAGCATGATGGATGTTGTTACTAAAAATGCAACTGCATTCAAAATATTGGGTGGAGTTATGCTGGTGGCATTCGGTGGAATTCCAGGGATGGTTATTGCTTTGATTAGCCTTTTCGATATGATTAAGCTTGGTAAAGACGATACGTCATTGCTTTCAATAGTTTTTGAAGGCCTTAGTTTCGCCATTGAAGGCTTAGCGGATATGTTTGTATACTTGTATGAAGCTTTCAGAATTGACGAATTCGTAAGCATGCTGGGGGAATTAACTGGGTCTATGGAAGCAAGCGAAGACATCATCAATGTTTTAAAAGGCGTTCTTGGCGGCCTCGCTGTAGGGCTTATAGCGGTTACATTGCCTATTTCTGGCACCGCAGCTGCAATCGTGGGTCTTGTCGCCGGTGTCGCCGCTCTCATGAAAGCTTTTAGCAAAAAGAATTCTCCAAGCTTCTTTGATATGTTTACTGGTGGCATGTTGGAGCAGGCCTTTGATGCACTGATGATCCCGTTTAAAAAGTTTGAAGCCGTAATTACATATATAGGCGACATATTTAAGACCATCGTAGAGGCTGCCGTTGCCTTTTTTAACGCTTTAACAGATCCCAGCGCTGCAGCCAATATTGAAAAAATTGCTGAAGCCATTGACGGAGTTTCTAGAACAAAAGCGCTTGCTCTTGGGAGTGCTATGGCTAATACCGGCGAAGCGCTACAAATACAGGCATCAGTCGGCAATAACGACGTGATGAATAAGTCTATGGAAACAGCCGCTGGTTTAAGCGAGGCTACCTTTAATAGAACAGCAGCCCCGACAGCCGCAAACACAAATATTGCTAGCAATTCTTCAAACAACACCTATGTTAGTAGTGGGCCTGAATCCGCTGAAATCAACGTCAGCATCGGAGGCGAGCATCTTGAAAGGTACATGAAGAAATTTTCAGATAAACGCACCACTAAAGCAATCGCAGGGAGATCATAGATTAAATGGCAGACGAAACTAAAACCGGACCTTCAGCAGCTGATTTTTTCAATCAGATTTTTGATTCTCATAAATATAAAAAGAATAGAGTTGGCAGGAAAGATAATGTATGGTATGCAGACGGCTCTGATGGCCTTGCAAATAATAAAAAACTATATCTCTCCTTTATGCATGAGGCTTCACAAACAAGCGTTTTCTTTAAAGCATTCATAACCGCATATAACGAATCATATACCTCAAATTGGCAGTCTGAAGCTGTTTTTGGTCGCGCTGACAAAATTCACAATTTTGTGCAAACAGAAAGAGTAATAAATTTAAGTTTTGTTGTGCCGGCGGCAAGTGAAAGCGAAGCATTTGAGAATCTTGGTAAAGTTCAAAGTTTAGTTCAATTCTTGTATCCAAATTACGCAAAGGTTCAAGAAGCCCAGACGATATCCCAAAGCCCGCTTGTAAGGCTTAAAGTCATGAACCTTTTACAGAACACCAGAAATATAAAAAGAACTTCTGATCAAGCTAATTTCCGAAATTTGCAAGAAAAGTCTACATATTATCAGTCATATAGCTCCGTAGGCCCTGAACCACAGCACGGCCAATTGGGCTTCATATCAAACCTTACAATTAACCACAATTTGGAAAACCGCGAAGCCGGTGTCTTTGAAAAATTAGATGCGTCCACCAACGAGACTGTGCAGAACACTATTCTTCCAAAAGTTATTGAAGTCGTCGTTGGATTCACGCCCATCCACGAACATCACCTTGGTTGGGATAAAAATCAGAAATTCAGTCCGGGAGAGGGCGAAGCATTCCCATATGGCGTCAGCACGTTTGATGTAAGAAACATGAAATCTGAATTTGATGGCAAAACATGGAACCAAGCAGCCCAAGCTGAAGAAGACAGAGCAAAAGTCGAACAAGCAAGACTTAATGCTGAAGCAAGATACGGTGGCATGTTCGGCACAAAAGGCTTGTTTGGAATTGGCAACGGCCGCTTGGGAAGAGACATGAAGCGTTTAGAGGCGGGCAAGTATAAAGGCGAAAACGCAGACTATGTTGCTTCGGCTATAATGGGGCAGGCAATTAATGATGTAGGATATACTGATCAGGATGGCACCGCCGCCGGCGATTCGGCGCTCGCAGGCCTAGCTGATCAATTATCAGATATTGGAGAGAATGATTAGTAATGTCAAGATACGATAGAGACCAAACTTTCATTAATAGAAAGAAATACTTAACTGGCAAGCACACCCGCGGCGATAAATTTATTGAACATTTCGCCACCGCTGTCTTAAACCATCCGGGTATGATGGAGCGCTCTTCTTTAGCGATAGACACCCATATATGGAAATATGGCGATAGATTCTATAATCTCGCCAACAAGTACTATGGAAATCCTGAATTATGGTGGATCATCGCATGGTATAACGGATATCCGACAGAAGCCCATATTCGCAAGGGAGATGTGCTTGACATTCCCATTGATTTGGAACAAGTGTCGACAGCGTTGGGGTTATAAGATATGCCAGATGCAGTAAAATGTGCTTCAGGGGGCGCCTTAGCTGAAGGTGCTTCGGGTGGGAACCCTGCCCTAGAAGCTTCTGAAAAAGAGTATACAGCTTTATTAAACAAGAATTGCAATGCAATTTATGAATCAGCGGAGTGTTTTGCTAAAGAAGCTAGAAAGTATAATTCTTTGGTTGCTGAGATACACGCCATTGGAGAACAAGACGTAGGCGGGGGTCTGACGGTCAATGATGCTTTTGAGATATTCGGTAGTGTTAGTATAACCGATAAAGAACAAAAATCTCTTCAAAGTATTCTATCTGGTGAAGCCGACGCCGACTACGAGGCGCGCCGACCTGCTCGTGAGGTCGCCCGTATTGGTACTAAGGCCATCAAGCCCATAACCGGTAACGGCAATGCTCCAATAACAATGGACATAGCAAACAACCCGGGCTACCCGGGAAATCTTCCCACTCTTGCTGACGCGGCTCAGACTTGGAAACGCGGATCACAAAGTGGTAACCGTTCGGGCTATAGAGGCGCCGCAACCGGCGCCGCCGTAGTTGAAACTGGTGGCGGGAAACGCCTAGACAAAGGATCTATTGAAGATGCCGATGCTATGCGCAGGGCCGCAGAAAATGCCGGCAGAAACATCAAGGAAGCCGGCGGTAATGTTGAACCTCTCCGCATTCTGGTTGGTAAACTCACTAAGTTAAAATCCATGGGCGCCCCAGGCAGCCAGCTTGATAAATGCGCAGCAAAGCTTGATGAGAAGTTTAATCAGGATTTAGATACCAAACGTGGGTATCTATCCGGTGCCTCAATGGCCGGCCACAACGGTGGCACTGATGCACAACGTGCCGCGGCCAGCGAAGGAATTATAGCGATGACTGGCGCCGAAGTTATGGCAATACCCGTTATCGAATACAAAGAACAATGTATTTTATTAGGACAGATAGCAACGTTAGCAAATTATAGCAGAACTTTAGATGATACAACTGCAAAAGATACAACCGATGACGGCGAACCTAAAATCAGGCGCCGCTTACCGTATAGGAGCGGCACTGGTGGAGGTCTTGTCGCAAATGCTCCGTTGATTGCAGAAGGTCAATCTTTCGGCTTTATTAATAAATTAACACAATATAGCAACCAAAAAGATTTTTTCAATGCAACTAATGCAGAAATTTCGTCGCTCCAACCTTTAATTCGTCTATATCGAATCCAGAATGCAAACAGCACAAGATCAACTAAAGAGGTTGAGATTCCATTTGACTCAAACGCGAATAGGGGTGACATTACCGATTTGCTGAAGAACAAAGACAAACGCGGCTTTGGAATTGGAATTAGTTCTTTTAATCTCGTTTTTGATGGCCAAGATTTGTTTGCACAGAAACGCTGCATAAAAGCAGTCTTAAAATTGCATGCAGCCGATTTTGACGAATTGCTAAAGCCTAGAATAATCAAAGGCAAGACCCCGAAAGAAGATACAACATTTAGATACATTGACTTGGCATTAAAAACTGGCAAAAGTGTTAAAGCTAAAAATTTTAAAGAAGATGACGATTTAAATTTTAGATTAAAAGCAGTTTTTGGCTGGGCTAGCCACGGTGCCAACAATTCGCCAATCAAGGGCAACATGAAAAAAGCCTTAGATGACAGCTTTGTTAGTGTTAATTTGACTCCTGTTACTCATGAGTTTGGCTTTGACGATCTTGGTCGCGTGACTTTTTCAATTGAGTATTTTGCTTATGTGGAAGAGTATTATTCTAAATCAAAAATGAATATTTTTACTCATGTGCCTACAAATATAAAAATGTTAACAAGAAAGTTGGCATTTGAAACAATAGAAGAAACTGTTAATTGTACAGAGTCAGCCGAAGCAAAAAAAATGCTTAATAATGTTAAAACTGAAGATGCTGCAGAAGTAGACAAAGACAAGCAAGCAATGCATGCCTTTTTGTTTAAACAGATGTTCAAAGCCGGTTATATACACGTTTTAAATTTCACTCGCGAGGATTTGAAAGCAGTCTTGGCCCAAGGGCCGTCTTACGCTTTGGCTGGCAAGGTTACAAAGGGCAGTGAAGCGCTTAGTCTCACTTTAGACGCAGATCTCCAAGCCTCTATGGAGTCACAGATGGAAGCAGCAAAAGAAAAAAAAGATGGATTAGCAGCAGCTATGACTTTAGCCAATATGGATAGTATTCAGCTTCCTTTCTTTTTTATTGGCGATATGCTCAATGTTATTCTGGGTAGCCTAGACGATAGCCTAACAAAAACAGCCGAGGGTTTGGCCGGCGCTTCTGGAAACAGCTATAAAAGTCTTGGGATTGATCCAGCTTTAAAGAAAATAGAAATAGATAGTTTAAAAAAAGCTGCACGTGAATATAAAAAGTTTAGAGTAGTTCTTGGTCCTCTTGAAATCGTTGACCATGGAACTAGTAAGCCCTATTACGTGAATTTTGCAGATATTCCAGTATCTGTAAAATATTTCTCCGAGTGGTTAACAAGTAAATTACTTAAAAAGAATCAGGCGATTTACCCATTGACACAATTCTTAAAAGACTTATTTAACGATTTAGTAAAAAATTATCTTAATGAAGATTCATGTTATCCTTTTTCAATTAAACAAAAAGTTAGACTTTATGAATCGGTAATAACTTCATATCCGAAACAGCCTAGACGAGACGAGATTACAAGAAAAATAGAAAACAGCAAGAATAAGTTCAACAGATTAAACCTAAACTCGGTAAAGGGCCTGCCCATTTTGAATATTAAAGGGCAAGCTTATTATGATAAACCAAACCCCGGCGCTAACAAAGAAATGAATTATTTTATTTTCCATGCTGGAAGAACTCAGCCTTTAGAATATATGAGAGGAATCCAGTCACAGGACGAGAGCAGAGGAATATTTCATTATGTGTTGGGTAAAGATAGAGGAATAGTTAAAAACATCTCGTTGCAAAAAACTGATAGTCCGGGCCTAAAAGAGGTGCGCTTTGAGCAAGAAGGTTACGATGGGTTACATCAGTTGAGAGAAATTTATGATGTCAATATCACGTCATATGCAAATATAACAGCGTTTCCAGGCGCCTATATCTTTGTTGATCCTAAAGGTTTTGCTCCGAGCATGGGCGCTTATGACATAGACAGATTTGATTTAACTGATTTGGGTGTGGGTGGTTACTACATGATTACTAAAGCAGAACATGATTTTGCCCCGGGAGTAGGAGAAACGAGACTTACAGCAGTCTGGGTATCGTCTATTGACCAAAAAGGTAAAACTAAAAAGTCGGCTCAAGCCTCCAAAGGGGCGAATCAAAAATCAAATGCAAAATGTAAAGTGTACATTTCAGATCACTTTGATACGCTTACAGGGCAATTAAAAGACGAAGGGGCTTCTTTTGAGGCTACTGGTCCTTCACCTGACGATATACCAACATAGGAAAATAAAATGGCAGATTTATACATAACTGATAACGACGACGGCTCCTTTTTAACTTTCAACAAAAGAGTGGTATATAATTATGATATTTTTGCTTCCACGACAGCTTTTGAGAATGTTGATTTCTCCGATCCTGAATATAAAAACCTAGTTGATTTTAATTTTGGTGAGAAATTTTTATATGGACGCGTAACTAGAAATTTTATTCCAATTTTTCTAGATAACCCATCGTCTGCGGCTCTAGTGCCATTAGATTCTACCAGCATCGATGGTCCTGCCCAAAGTGCTGTAAACTTTGTTGTTGATGCCTTTCAAGATTTAAAACAACAATTTCAAAAAGCAGTTGCTGATGGTAAATTAGACCCTGGCCACCCTTATTTGAGTGTTTTAAATGTATTTAAATCTTTTGTTAACCCCATTGATCTTTTTAATGAACACCAAGACACATATACCTCTGCAATAGAAAATCACTTCTCTAAAAACAAAATACACGTTAGAAACTTTCAAGAATTTATGCACCATTTAAAGCTTTTACTACAGAAAACAGTACCCTCGTATCCTTTTACCTTTTCGGCTTATGTTAAAAGTAAATATTGCCCCATTAATGCTAGCGGCTTGGCTATAGAAATAGCAGACTTAGATTATTTTAACGATCAACAAAAAATTGAAAACTTTGTTGCATCTCCGCATTGGAAGTACTTTTTAAATGCATGCAGAAGCTATGGCTTCATGGTGGATAAGAATATACCATGGCGGATTGTGGCAGATATTGGGTCTCCCGAAATGTTAGAATATGGCGCCGCGTACAAACTATCAACTACTGACCGTATTTTGAATATAGGGTACACGCGCGCCGACTATATTTACTATCAAAAATTTAGAATGTACTTGCATCGGTTGTATAAATTGGTTAAACTTGACAAGATACCGGTCGTTGAGAAATGCAATGGTCGCTTAAAAACAACCTATGTTATCCCAGACAGTTATAGCGAAGAGAAGCTTTCAAACATATTTGACGACAAAAAAGTATTAAAATTTTTATTTGAAATAAGAATGAATGAAGAGCCGAAAAAGTTTAGCGAAAGTGAACAAAAAAGAATAATGAGAGACTGCCTTTCAATCTATGATTCAATTGGACCTTCTCGTGCGTCTATCGTTTTTGAAAGAATTATCAATCATCCATTTGACTATAATGGTTCTTTAAGTTATATTATGAAAAGACGTAAAGAGACTGGAGAACCTGTTGTACTTTCAAAGCCTAGACGATAAATCCGAATGTGTTGGTATCTACGTAAACGGTAAGCTACATTTTGATGCATTACCGACAGATCTGACTAAAACATGGCGTCATTCTGGCGCGATTTCAAACAATGACGTTGAATACGCTTGGTTACGATCCGGCGGCCAAAATCTAGCAGAAGTCTGTCCGGAAGAATTATCAACACAGCTCTCAGCAAACCAATCAAAGTTTAAGGCTTACTTACAATCTTTTAGGATTGCTAGAATCGACTTAAGAGAGCTTTGCTTCTATGATCTGGTACCAGAAGATTTTCTGCTTGAATTTTGCGAAACAAAAAATCAAATAACTAAATTTGTTTTTGAAAATTACGAAAAGCCTAGTAATTACGAACATTTAGCCAAAGTACACAGACTGCTTCACAAAATTAAATATCATAATTTTGAAATTAACAACAAAGATTGCAGGGAATTGATGACGAATACAAGGGATAGAACACAGATTAATCGCCTCATCAACGGCCCACAGCATGTTGATTATAATCTTTTTGGCACTGTCACTGGTCGCCTTACTACTTTTAGTAATTCGCTGCCAATACTGACTATGAAAAAGATTTATCGTAAGACAATTAAGCCAAAGAATGATTGGTTCTTGAGCCTTGACTATAACGGCGCCGAATTGAGAACAGTACTGGCGCTGGGGGATGAGCCGCAGCCTGACTGGGACATCCACCAGTGGAACGCTAAAAATGTATTTGGCGGTGTGGTATCGCGCGAAGAATCAAAAGAAAAGTTTTTTGCTTGGTTGTACAATCCGGAATCCGAAACAATCAAGAGCGATCTCTACAATAGAGATAAGATTTTGTTACAATATTACAACGAGGGTTATGTGTCAACCCCGATGGGTCGAAAAATAAAGGTTGACGAACGCAGAGCTTTCAATTATCTTATCCAGAGTACAACTGCAGATTTGGTCATGGAACGCGCTACTAAAATAGACAATTTTTTAAATGATAAGAAGTCGTTTATTTCACACATTGTCCACGACGAGATAGTTATTGATTTACATGATCAGGAGCGTGATTTGGTGCCATTAATTAAAAATATATTTGAAAATAATGTTCTTGGACACTTCCGCGGCAATATCAACGCCGGCAAGAACTATTTTGAACTTAAGGAGTTACAGTTATGATTTCTTTGGTTGGTATTGGTACAGCCGGCGAAAACGTGGTCAACTGCTTTACAGATAATAAAGAATACGATACATATGTTCTCTCTGATAACGTAACTCGTAATACGAAATACAAGCGTAAAATCAAGTATCAAGAAAAATTGGAAGACTATGAAAGCAGCATTCCTGACCTTACAAAATTCTTTTCTTCAATAAACGATCACGTTCAAGTATTTGTGTGTGGTTCTGGCCGCACGGCGAATGCAACACTCGCGATCCTACAGTATTTGAGAAACAAAAAAATGGATATTTATTACATTGAGCCAGATACTGACTTATTACTCGGAACCACTAAGCTTCAAGAAAGAGCAATTTTTGGCATTTTACAAGAGTACACTCGTTCAGGCCTGTTTAATTCATTTACTGTATTTAGCAATCCAACATTAGAGCAATCTATTGGCTCTGTGCCAATCAAAAAGTATTTTGATACAATTAACAAAACTATCTATTATTGTGTACATTATAAGAATTTGTTTGATCATACAAATCCGATTATCGGCAATTTAGAATCAACTTCGGATATACAGCGGATCCGTGCGCTTGGTCGTATTGATCCATACAATCTTAAAGAAAATTGGTATTATGAACTTGACAACTCTCGCGATGTATGTTATTATATCTGCATATCAACTGAAAAACTGGAAAAGGACGGAGATTTACATAAAAAGATCATTGGGCATCTTAAAGATAAGCCTAGGAATGCATTTAAAAATGTATCCTATGCAATCTATGAGTCACCCTTTGAAACAGACTTTGGGTTTTGCGTTGCCCATACCAACGTAATACAACAAAAAACTCTTGACAAGCTAGCTCAAGAGTAATACATTAGATGCTGAGGAAAGCTCAGTATACTTTATCAAAACAAAAGGAGAAAAAAGTAATGTCTATTAACATGGAACTAATGAAACAAAAGCTTGCCACATTGCGTGGTGAGGGAACTAGAGATAATGGTACTTCACACTGGTTTAAGCCAGATGAAGGTGACCAAGATATTCGGATCGTACCAACATCAGATGGTGATCCGTTGAAGGAAATGTACTTCCACTATAATGTGGGAGATCATAAGGGCGGTGTGCTTTGTCCGAAGCGCAACTTCGGTGAACGCTGCCCAGTATGCGATTTCGCGTCATCTTTGTGGCGTGAGGGCACCGAGAAGAACGATGAGGAGAGCAAGAAGTTGGCTAAATCACTTTTTGTGCGTCAACGTTATTTCTCACCGGTTGTGGTTCGCGGTCGTGAAGAGGAAGGCGTCAAGGTCTATGGCTATGGCAAGACTGCGTACGAGTTGCTTTTGGGTTATATTCTTGATCCAGAATATGGTGATATCACCGATTCTGTTGAGGGAACCGATATCACTCTTACTTATACGAAGCCAACTCGTCCCGGCGCGTATCCACAAACTAATTTGAAGATGCGTCGTAACACAAGTCCCCTTTTGAGTGACGCTGAAGCAATCCCTGGGCTTCTAGAAAATATGCCCGATTTTGACAGCTTATTTGAGCGTTTAACGCCTGAGCAAGTTGATGCCATTTTAGATGAGCAGTTGTCTAGTGATAAGTCCGCTGAGGGCCGCTCACGTCAAACTGAATCATATGGTAAAAAGAGTGAAGCCAACGATGTTGACAAGGCCTTTGATGAGCTAATGGCCGGTTAACTCAACCGTTAGCGCCCCGGTTATAATAGGGCGCCCCTTTTCAATAACATACAAGGAGATATATTATGTTAGATTGGATGAAGTCCGCATGGGCTAAATGGAAGGTACAAGTTAGTTTTGTTGGAGGCGCCCTTGTGGTAGCCACAGCATACGGAACATGTACTCTTGAGCCAACAACGGTGTCGGACAACACCACCATGGAGGAGACTGTAAATTCTATTGAAGTTTCCTCCACCACCACGACCGAAACAACGAGTGGTGATACTACTGAAGGTGGAACAACCACTGAAACGACAGGTGATACAACAACTACCACCGAAACAACTACAACTGAGTAGTGACAAACAGCCGCTGGCAGACCGGTAAAAAGTCTGCCGCTATTTTAAGGAGAGAAAATGAGACTCGTTCTACCAGTCCTTGCTGCGACCCTATTCATGGGTTGTGGGGATAAGGATGAAGACACAGCGGCTGATACCGCCAGCTCTGCAGATACAGCAGCAGAGTAACAAAAAGCCGCTGGCACCCCGGTTAATGGGTGCCATTTTTAAACTATATAAGAGGAAACTATGGGAAGTGTAAGAACACTATTTGAAACAACTGAAACTCAATTCGGTACCGCACATGTCGGAAAAGACATATTTGAAACAACTTTTGCTGGGATTAACTCAGTAGATCCGTGCTATCGTGAAATCTCCGACTTCGTCGACGAACACAATCTAGAAGCAGAGTTTTACAATCGGTTTAACTATAAGGATGCACCCTTCGCACCTCCTAGTTCAAATCTTCAGAAAAAGGCCCAATCACGCAGAAACGGCCTTAATAAAGAGAAGCGTGAAAATTATACTACAAGATTTGATGACGGTGAGACGCTTGACTACGCTTGCGTAATGGTTGAGATAGGGCAATTCCTCTATATAGGCGTCGGTAATCACCGCGGCTATGGAAAAAGAGAATGTGAAAATAATTATTTTGGCAAGGCTCTAATAATTCGCCAAGGCAACACCTCAGAAGATATACAACAAAACATTCTTTTGAAAATCGCCTCTATGGGCAACACAGAGACAAAACAAGACAAAGATACAGACTCAATGGAAGACCTTGCTAAACAAGTCCACGATGCTTGGGAAGAGATTACCAATGTTGACTTAAAGGGCACCTCATCGGTTACTAAGTATGAGCGCGAGATCCGCTCTGCTTATATTAAGCGCGAAGAAGATGATAAAGAGGGTTTTAGACGTACGTGGTTTGACAAGTGGATGTTGTCCAACAAACCTCTTAGTTTTAGGGATGCATCTAAACAAACACTCATCTATAACAGTGCTTTTTCTCAAGAACATGGCCAACCAATTAAAGAATACAGCGATGCGGATTTGAAAAAATGTTTTAAGAAGCACTTTATTCAATACGATTGGGACCCCGAGGTCTGGTCTATGAGAGATCCAAACAACAAGAAAATCCACCAACTTCAAACACGATGGAAGACTTTTGAAAGAAACATATTCCGTGAGTTGGCTGAGCCATTTCACACCGGCGCTTCTAAGGTTGATAACGTGAAAGTTCACCTCATCGTAGAGGGAAGCTCCAGTCTAAGAAAGATTGAATCGCGTAATGAAGAGATCAAGACTATGCTTCAAAAATTTACAAAGTGGAACCTAAACGAAAAAACTATTGATTGGGACCTTCCGATTATCGACAAAGTTGTGCTACCAATGGCACTTAGAGACTGCGGCGACTCTGATCATGCGTATTCGTGGAATGACCAAAAAAATAAGTTTTTCAAACAGAGCAAACAACTCAAGGAGGAATAATGGCAAAAGCCAAAACTAAAGCAGGTCGTGTATCTATGCATGATCTTATGAAGCTGGTAAATAAAAAAGCCGGCCGTGAGGTGGCACACGATCTTACCACCGACAATCCCACTTCTGTCAAGGAGTGGATTCCAACAGGCTCTAGATGGCTTGACTCTATCATTTGTAAGGGTCAGCTAGCTGGTGTTCCCGTTGGAAAAATTACCGAGATTGCTGGTCTTCAATCAACTGGCAAATCTTATATGGCTGCTCAAATTGCAGCGAATGCCCAGAAACAAGGCAAGCTTGTGGTTTATTTTGACTCGGAGTCAGCAATTGACCCCGACTTTCTAAATCGTGCAGGATGTGACTTGGAAAACTTAATGTACATTCAAGCATCTTCAGTTGAATTTGTTTTGGAAACCATTGAAGAACTCCTTGGTGCAGCAGACGACCAATTGGTGTTTATTTGGGATTCGTTGGCGTTTACGCCTTCGGTCTCTGACGTTGAGGGTGACTTTAATCCACAGTCTACTGTGGCCACTAAAGCGCGAATCTTGGCCAAAGGTATGTCTAAGCTGGTCATTCCTATTGCCGATCAGAGGGCGACTTTCATTGTACTTAATCAATTAAAGACAAATATCCCCCATGGCCCCATGGCCCGGCAGATAGCAATGACAACCCCGTATATCACTCCCGGCGGTAAGGCGATGCACTACTCGTACTCGTTAAGGATTTGGCTAACCGGTCGTAAGTCTAAGGCAGCAGCAGTATTGGACGATAAGGGGTTCAAGATTGGTTCCGAGGTCAAGGTGAAGCTTGAAAAGTCTCGTTTTGGGACTGAAGGCAGGAACTGCACATTCAGGATCTTGTGGGGAACTCAAGACATTGGAATCCAAGATGAAGAATCGTGGTTTGACGCAATTAAAAGCTCAAATTACATGCAATCGGCAGGTTCATGGTACACGTTGACATCTGGAGATTATTCTAAGAAGTTCCAGCCATCAAAGTGGACTGAGCTTGTTAAGACCGATGATGAGTTCAGAGCCAAGGTACTTGAGCTTATGGAGAGCGAAGTGATTCAGAAGTTTGACAAGCGGCAAGGTACCGCTGCTGACTTCTATGATGAAGAAGAAACTACTAAATAATACTTGACACATGGCCCCCGGCGGGATATAATATTAATGTAACTAAGGGGGTTATGTGTCAAACTATCTAGGCTATGCCTGTATCAATCAAGGCTTTTCTTCGCTGCCAAAGTCGCAGCGTATCACAACCAACCGTACTATGATCAAGCGAACATTCCATGATCGTGGTATTGAGTATGCTTCCGAGCTAGCTCTGCAAAATCTACGCGATTTACACACTATTCTTGAGTGGAATCTCGCCAATGATATTTACTTTTATCGGCTTTCTTCCGATATTATTCCATGGGCATCCGAGTATGACCTCGTAGACATGCCTAATTTCGGCGCTATACACGCCGCGGCACTCAAGGCGGGTAACTTTGCCCGTAAGCATGGAATGCGGCTCACATCGCATCCTGGGCCGTTTAACAAGCTAGCCTCACCTAAAGAGCGTGTGTTCGAACTCACCAAGACTGATTTGTCGGTTCACGGTGACTTGTTCGATCTTATCGGGTTGCCTCGCACTCCGTATGCCAAGCTCAATATTCATGTCGGTGCTGCCTACGGTGACAAGCCGTTCGCTCTTGACAACTTCTGTCGCAACTTTGAACGCTTGCCGGACAATGTTCGCTCTCGTTTGACTGTTGAGAATGATGACAAAGAGTCGCTGTATTCTACGCTAGAACTGTATGAAGGTGTGTACAAACGCATTGGCATCCCTATTGTGTTTGATTATCACCACCACATGTTACATCCCGGTGGTCAGACCGAACAAGAGGCACTTGAACTTGCTCTGTCCACATGGGGTGATATCAAGCCGGTTGTGCATTATGCCGAATCTCGTTCGCTTGAGCACAACAATCCGAAGATTAAACCACAAGCACACTCTGATCTTGTATACAACACGCTTGAAGATTACGGCAATACTTTCGACATTATGATCGAAGCCAAGCATAAAGAGCTTGCTTTATTGCAGTATCGTGATATACTAAACAAGAGGAGTGTGGCATGATTAGAGATTTTATCAACAAAATAAAACTTAACAAAATTAGAAAGAAAATCAGTAAACTGCAAAAAGAGGCCATGCTATGTCAACGTAATGGTAACTTGCGGCAATATGCTTCAATTAACAAAGAGATTAGTGAACTAGAAAAGCTCTTGGTTCAACAAGATGACTAGAATTGACCACTTAGCCCTAGTTGTGGATGACCCCACATTGGCAGCCAAATGGTATGAATTTAATTTTGACGCTGAGTTGTTATATGCAGATGAGACATGGGCTTTTGTAGAATTTGAGAACATTAAAATGGCATTTGTTAAAAAAGGAATGCATCCAGCACATTTTGCTTTTGAGGTTGACAATTTTGAAAATGTCGAAGGCAGCATTAAGCTACATAGAGATGGCTCCCACTCTGTGTATAAAAAAGATCCCTGGGGCAACATTTACGAGTTAATTAATTATGAATATGAAGAATAAAGAAAATAAAAGAGTGTTGATTATTGACGCCTTGAACATGTATATCAGAGCATATATTGTAGACCCAAGTTTGTCACACCACGGCCAACCAATAGGCGGTCTTAAGGGCTCCCTCAAGATCCTGCAGAAATTGGTTAGGACTACAAAGCCTGACAACATTATAATTGCGTGGGACGGCCCGGATGGTTCGCGGAAGCGCAAGACTATGGACAAAAACTATAAGTCGGGCCGCAAGCCGATCCGCCTCAACAGAGCGTTTCACAATCTTACGGCCGATGAAGAGATTCAAAACAAGATTTGGCAGCAAAGCCGCTTGATTGAATATCTAAACCAGATGCCGATTGTCCAAACAATGATAGAACAGGTAGAGGCAGATGATGTGATCTCCCATGTGTGTGGTCTCAAGCATTACGACGGCTGGCAAAAAATTATAGTCTCCAATGATAAAGATTTCATGCAACTTTGTGACGAAGAAACAGTCCTCTGGCGACCTATAAAAGATGAATTTCTAAACACTAATAGGATCATTGAACAAACAGGAGTACACCCTACCAATATGGCTCTAGCGAGGGCTATCATCGGGGACACCTCTGATAACTTGCCCGGTGTTAAGGGTGTTGGCTTTGGTACCGTTGCCAAGCGTTTGAATTTCTTGTCGGATGAAAAGACATTCACAATTGATGATGTGATCGGCCACTGTGAACAGCAACTTGAAGAAAGCAAATTGAAAGTTTATAACAATATTGTAGAAAATAAAGAGCTAATTGAACACAACTACAAAATGATGCAGTTATATTCGCCACAGATGTCAATTCAATCCAAGATCGTTGTCAAAGAATCAGTAGAAAATTTTGATTTTAATTTTAACAAAACTTCAATATTGGGCATGATGATCGATGATGGATTTGGTGAGTTAAATTGGGAAGAACTTAAGACTCACTTAAACAAGATTGCGAACGAAGGTATTGACGTCGCAGTCTAATAAACTAACTTTTAACTTGACTTTACGCTTGTAGATGTTATAGTTATTTCACTGAACGAGAGGCGCATGCAGGCAGAAAAAATAGACTTTAGTAGATATGGTAAATCTTTCCAAGAAGGCCTCGTTCAGTTAATATTAGAAGAACGTGAGTTTGCTGATCAGATTAGTGAAGTACTGGACATTAATTTTCTTGAATTAGAATATCTCAAGATGTTTGTAAGTAAATTACTGAAGTATAGAAACAAGTATTCTAAGCACCCGTCGCGCGAAGCGTTGGTAACCATATTAAGAACAGAATACGTTAATGATGATGAAGTTGCTTATAATCAATTAATGGATTATTGCAAAAAGATTGATATACATGAGGTAACTGATGTAGAATATATCAAAGAAATTTCATTAGAATTTTGCCGTAAGCAAAAGCTGAAAGAGGCTATGATTGAGTCAGTTAACCTGCTGCAGGCCTGCTCTTTTGACGAAATATCCAAGGTAATCAACGATGCCTTAAAGTTGGGTTCTGATAATAATTTTGGTTATGATTACTTAGCAGACTTTGAAGAACGCTTCAGGCCTAAGTTCAGAAATCCGGTAACCACAGGTTGGAAAGAGATCGACAATATTAGTAGTGGTGGTCTTGGTAAAAGTGAACTTGGTGTTGTTATCGCTCCCACGGGCGCCGGCAAATCAATGATTCTTGTTCATCTTGGCGCTCAAGCATTGAAAGAGAAAAAAACGGTGGTACACTACACATTAGAGCTTCAAGACACCGTTGTGGCATCACGATATGATAGCTGTATTACCAGCTATCCCTTATCCGACCTCAAGAATTTTAAAGATGAAATTTATGATGTGGTAAAAGATATTGAAGGCAAGTTAATCGTCAAAGAATACCCAACAAAATCAGCCTCCACGAACACCATTAAAACCCATTTATCAAAATTAATTAAAAGAGGCATTAAGCCCGGGCTAATTGTGGTTGACTACGCCGATCTACTTAAGCCTGTGATTATTCGCAAAGAAAAGCGCAATGAGCTAGAATCTATTTATGAAGAACTCAGAGCGATATCTCAAGAATTTGAATGTCCAGTCTGGACCGCCTCACAAACTAATCGCTCTGGTTTGAATGCGGAAGTGATCACAATGGAACAGATTTCAGAAGCATTTAATAAATGTTTTGTTGCAGATTTTATTTGCACTATATCGCGTACCATTGAGGATAAACAAAAAAATCAAGGAAAAATGTTTATCGCAAAGAATAGAAACGGACCTGACGGTATTATTTATGATATATTCATGGATACTTCAAATGTATGCATTAAGATGCTACCCAAGGTTTCCGTAAATACCGCTAACGCTACACTGCCGATGAACCCAGTGCCAGTTACAGCAAAAGAGCAGAGGGGAATCCTTCAAAATAGATATGAGAAGTTTAAAACAAAAAGGAAATAACTAAAACATGAGAACTATCGACAGCATTAGAAAATTCAAATTATCAGATACATTTATTGACCAATACAAAGAGCAGCAAGTCCCATGGGGCCCTCTTGGGTATATTACTTTTAAGAGAACATATTCCAGAAGACTCAATGAATTCGACCCAGCTGCCACTGGCACAGAAGAGTGGCACCACACTTGCAGGCGTGTTATTGAGGGCATGTTTAATATGCAAAAGCAGCATGTTTTTATGTTAGGCCTTGAATGGAATGACGCCAAGGCCCAGCGAACTGCAAAAGATGCATATGATCGCCTATTCAATTTGAAATGGACTCCACCCGGCCGTGGTTTGTGGATGATGGGTACTAAATTTATTGAAGAGAGGACCGCTGCCGGTTTGTTTAATTGTGCGTTCCGTTCGACTAAAGAGATCTCTACAAAGGGGGGCTATCTTTTCGCATGGATCATGGACGCGCTGATGGTTGGTATCGGCGTTGGTTTTGATACTTTGGGAGCCGGCACTGTAAAGATCGCTGAACCTCAATACAGCGGCGAGACCCACTTTGTTGAAGATTCTCGGGAAGGATGGGTTGAATCGGTAAGAGTATTATTGAATGGTTACTTTTTTGGAAACCAAATACCTAAATTTGATTATTCTCAAGTGCGCCCATTCGGTGCAGCAATCAAGGGTTTTGGTGGCACCTCATCTGGCCCGCAACCTTTGATTGAGTTGCATGAAAATTTAAAAGAGCTGTATGATTCCAGAATTGGACAATTGATTACCTCTGTAGACATTGTTGATACGGAAAACTTGATTGGTCGCTGCGTGGTATCGGGCAATGTTCGTCGATCCGCTGCACTAGCCATGGGCGCCCACGATGATAAGCATTACCTTGAAATGAAAAATGATCAAGAAAAGCTTTATCACCACCGTTGGGGTTCTAATAACTCATTTCATGCACTTGTAGGCATGGATTACACATGGCATGCCAAGCAGAGTCAAATTAACGGCGAACCGGGCTACATTTGGTTAGATAACGCTCGCACCCGCGGCCGTATGGCTGATTTGCCCAGAGACGATGATAAGAATGTTATGGGGTTTAATCCTTGTGTCGAACAGCAGCTTGAAGATGCTGAACTGTGTTGCCTAGTGGAGACTTTTCCAGCCAAGCACGACACTTATGAAGACTATTTAAAAACTCTTAAAATAGCTTATCTTTATGGTAAGACTGTAACACTGTCAAATACTCACTGGCCCGAAACCAATGCAAAAATGTTGAAAAACCGCCGCATTGGGTTATCACAGTCTGGGGTCGTACAGGCATTCAATAAACACGGCCGTCGCGAAATGTTGAATTGGTGTGACAATGCATATGAGCATGTGAAACAGTTAGACGAAGAGTACTCAAATTGGCTCTGCATCCCCAAGTCTGTGCGAATGACGAGCATCAAACCATCTGGAACAGTGTCTCTACTAAACGGTAGTACCCCCGGCGTTCATTTTCCTGAAGATGAGTATTACATCCGGCGTATTAGATTTTCAAAAGACAGCTCTATGGTTGACGCCTTGCGTAAAGCAGGTTATAAGACTGAAGAAGACAAGTATACGCCTAATACAATATGTGTTGAGTTCCCAGTCAAGGAACCGTATTTTGTTAAAGGAAAGAAGGACGTTAGTATGTGGGAACAATTGGAAATCGCAGCACAGTATCAGCATTACTGGGCAGACAACTCAGTTTCAATCACGGTAACGTTCAAGCCCGATGAGGCCGCACAAATTAAGAGTGCACTAGAGATGTACGAGACAAGATTAAAAGCGGTATCGTTTTTGAAATACGAAGAAACCGGCTATGAGCAAGCCCCATACGAACCAATCAGTAAAGAAACGTATGAGCAGCTTTCCGCAAATATAACCCCGATTATAAAGCTAGATACAGAAAGTGGTAGCGGTACCAAGTTTTGTGACGGCGAATCGTGTGTGGTTTAGGGGGAAAATTGAAGAATTTTAATCACTTACTGGAAAAGCGCGAACTACTTATTAATTGTAAACTAAGAGATACTAGCAAATGCCTGTGGAAGCCGACTGGAAATATCAAAGCCACCGCCGGTAGCAACGTCTGCGTATCAATGGTTTGTGAGAATTGTTCGGCAAGAACGAACCTTTTTCTTGAGCAGGCCCAATATCAAATTCATGAAAAGTTATTACTAAAGGAGATTAGTCATGTTTAAACCCGTCAACAGATATGTTCTTGTAGAGAACAGAGCACAAAAATCAGATACCGAGACGCCCATGGGCATCCTATTGCCCGATGACTATAAAGCTATTGAAGAAAGATATGTAGAAACTGCTGTGATCTCATGGGCCGAAGATGTAAGGTTTGATTTAAAACAAACAGATTCTATTATTGTTGATAATTCTATGATTGAAGAAATAACTGTGAATAACTTGACTTATTCTGTTGTACAAGATAATTATATTGTCGGTATTGTACGAAAATAGGAAATTATATACATGGATAAGAATTTTTACAATGAGGCCTCGGCGGCCAAGTTGGGTTGGGAGCCGTCGTGGTTCGGGGAAAAGTTTTTTGATGACAAGTTAACTCGCGCAATAAAGCTATTTCAGCGTAAACTTGGATTATCGCCCGATGGGCTATGCGGCCCGGCCACCTTCAGGCGCCTATGGACAAATAGGCAAGAAAATATCGATGATCATATTCCGGATAAATGCCAGTATTCAAATTACATTGTTTTTAATGGCAACTTTACACACATTGATTGGGAAAAAGTTGTGCTGTGGTCAGAGCCTAATGGTTTAAAATCAAAACGCGGGACTTACTACGATTATACCGGCCGCCCAAAGCGCAAAATTAGATATTTTGTTAACCACTGGGATGTATGCCTCAGCTCTAAATCTTGTCAGAGGATTTTAGACAAAAGAGGAATTTCTGTGCATTTCCTTATTGATAATGACGGGACCATATATCAAACTATGGACATGCAACATGCTGGCTGGCATGCCGGCTCTGAAAGAACCAACAGACCCTCCATCGGTGTTGAGATCTCAAACGCTTATTATCCAAAATACCAAGACTGGTATATTAAGAATGGCTTTGGAGAACGGCCAATAATTGAAAAGGCATATATCAATGGTAACGAGCTAGGCCCATTTATGGGGTTTTATCCCAAACAGTTAGAAGCACTCAAGGCTCTTTGGAAAGCGGTCCACGAGTCTACAGGTATACCCTACGAGACTCCCCTTAATCAGTTCGGTAAGACATCAAATTACTATGAGCAACGGGTGGCATACGGCAAGTTTAAAGGTTTTGTTAGTCATTATCATGTTAGCAAGAGGAAGATCGACTGCGCCGGGTTAGATCTTAAAACACTGCTTGATGAAATAAAGGAAGAACAAGGTAGTTGACAACTTGTGCTATCTAAGTTATAATACTTTAAACATAATCTAGGAGAAACATGTTTACAAACTTATTGCTATCGCTGTGCCTCATGGGCCCAGCAAATGCTAGTGACTTGAGCGCTAGCGAGACGTCTTATTCAGGCGCATCTATTTTAGAAGGAGACTGGGACGTATCGTTTGAAACCGCTACTGACATCGCTGGCAGTGAGGGCCGATTTCCGTACGCCTTTTTTGAAGGGAATACGCTTTACGTTGGGAACTCGGATGTTTATGATAACACCATTGATGCCATTGTGGAATTTTTCTGGTTCCAATCGTCGATTGATAGGGGTACAGATTTTTATGTTGCCGTCATCAAAACACGGGTTACACCGGGACATGACTGCTACTACGCACCCTGGGATTGGGCAAGAGGAGCGCAGTGTAAGCTATGGGCAGACGAGTGGAGTGATTGGGGTGAACATCCCGTTCTAAGTGTGGAGGCTATGACCGATGTGGAGCGCGAACAAGGTGCTTTCCGCTGGGATTGGTCTGTTCCGTTTGAATCATATGGCATTGATGCTTATGGACAAGTAACATTTCAGAACGCATATGGCATTGGCTCTGATTCTGAGGGCGCTGTGATGGCTCACGGAGAATATAAGATCGAGGAAGAAGGCACTGAGATGCAAGCTGCCGGTAACCTCCAAGTAAAGGGTTACCATTCGTCAGAATATTCTGTACAGACGCAATATGAAGTCACACTTTACGAGTGGGATGTGTTTGTTGACGGCCGCGCTGATCTAATGGCGTGGGATATGTACTTAAACCTTGGCGCCAGAGAAACACAATCAGCCTATCACGAATACTTTTTGAGTGTTCAAGTTGAGGAAGGAATGCCCTTCAGGATCGATGAGTTAAACTTTGTGGGCAACTTTGATACCGGGTGGTATGACCCCTTCCACCATGAGCTAGGCGTGACTTTGAGCGATTTGGTGATCTCGCAGCCATTCTTCATCCCTGCTGATGAGCCTGATGACGAAGAAGAGCAAGTTATCACAGACTCCGGAGAACCTCCAGAAGTGGAAGACACGGGCTTGGAACACGAAGAAAATACAGATACCGGAGACTCATTTGAGTTTGCTGAAAACACAGGAAGTCCGAGTCCGAAGGAACCCGCGGGGTGCAACAGCGTGCTAAGGAGCCGCGGCAGCTTGTATGTTGTCTTTATGGCTGCACTAATGACACTTGGACTTAGAAGGGAAGATTGATAACAAGTTATCGCGATGTTGTCTTGGGTAGCAGTTTTGACGCAGTTCTATTTGCTTTTATCAACCATTACCCTATTTTTTTTGACCAGCCTCAACGGCCGTTTAGATTTGATTACATGGCACCAGAAGCGGAGTTGGATAGTCTAAAACTACCCAGACAAAAAAATGTCTTAAGTACTTTTGAAGGGGATCAAATTACTGGCATGCCAAAAGATTTAGTCTGGGAGAGAATGCTTTTTCTGCTTTCATTAGATGGTTTGGCTCCGCTAGCGGGTCTTTGCACCAGCATACGACATTATGTTAACTCTTTTCACTGTTTTAACGAATATTCTAAAATTTGTGATGTTTATTTTGATAAATTGTATGACTTCACACAAAAGCCAAAGAACAAAAAATACGTTTGTTATGATTGGATAGCTTTTAATAGTGGCGGCAAGCATGAAATTGATTTTATTGAAACAGAAGATAAGTTTGTTAAAGAAATATGGTTTTATTCTTCCGATAGGATATGTGGCAACACCAAAGTAAAGGATGCATGTGCCGTCTCATTCATCGATGGTGAAAAACTTGAAGAGTTTGACCTTTCTGAAACAATGGCGCGCTTTAAAGTTATTAAAGAAATGGAAGGCAGGGGAATGCGAGGCCTGCTTAATGGTTACGATCACAAAGGTCGACCAAAACATTACAAGTTTAAAACTTCAACAATCAACCGAACTAAAGAACTCTTTGCACTGACCTTTTGTGTGGACCAACACAATATAGAACTTGAGATTCCGAGTCAAAAAGAGATGATTTCTCAAATTTCTGAAAAATCAAGATTATATAAGAAATATTTAAAACACCTATGAGCAAACACATACACATGGCAGGGATTATTCCTCTCGCGAATTTTGAGGACACGTTTGATGTCAAGTATCCGTGGTGCCTATTACCGTTAGATCAAGGGTTCTCTATGATACAAAAGTCGGTATTTGAGTGCGCCATCGCTGGCTGCCAGACTATATGGATTGTGGCTAACGATGACATGGCACCAATCATCAGGAAGACGATTGGAGAATGGACTTATGATCCGGTGTATTATTATCGCAAAGAAAAATTCTATAAAGATAAAAGAAAAGAGATTCCAATTTACTATGTCCCTGTCCACCCGAAAGATAGAGATCGCCGCGATTCATATGGCTGGTCAGCCCTCTATGGTATGCACTCTGCATGGTATGTCGCATCAAGATTGTCAAAGTGGATAGTGCCAGAAAAATACTATGTCTCCTTCCCCCATTCTGCTTTTAATATATACTCATTGCGTTCAATGAGGTCCGATATAATGCATCATGAGAACAACTTCTTTTTGTCCCATGAGGGGCAGACAGTGAAGGATAACAAATACTTACCATTCACCATGTTTGGTGAGGACTTTAAACAATGCAGAAGGCATGTGAATTCTGAGACAACAAAAACTTATTATAATACCAAAGATCACGAAAAATATCCATCCAAAAAATTGCCAATTAATGAAAGGTGGTCAGCAAGAAGTTTTGATATAAAGACTGTCTTTTCACAAGTTGAGGAAGCCAACTCAAAAGTTCATGAATTAGACTGGTTTTGGGATGCTGGTGATTGGGACGGATACAGGCAATTTATGGCGAGTGACAATTTTATACAAAGACCTTCAGATAACTTGACAGCACCACACAAACACACTATACTATGTAATACTCAGGAGGTATTAAAATGAATCGAAAAGATTCCAACATTAAATTCGTAGGGCTCCATGCCCACTCAGTAGCCGGCTCAATTTTTGATGCTATCGGCTTTCCACAAGATCATATGGATTTTGCTTATCAAAACGGTTCAGATGCTTTAGCTCTCACCGACCATGGTAATATGAATGGCCTAGCGTATCAGGTTTTGCATGCCAAGAAGATGCAAGCAGAAGGCAAAGAGTTCAAGCCTATCTTTGGGTGCGAGGCTTACTTCACACCGTCTATTGCTGAGTGGCGAGAAGCCTATGACCAAGGCATGGCCGATAAGAAACGCGCCAAGAGTATTAAGAAAGATGCCCAATCGGGTGCGACAGTTGAGGACGAAGGCAATAGCAAGAAGACTCAAGATATTCTACGCCGGCGCCGTCATCTGGTTCTGTTGGTACAAAACCAGACGGGACTCAACAACCTCTTCAAGCTCATCTCAGAGTCTTATCAGCCTGAAAACTTTTACCGATACCCGCGCATTGACTATGCTCTCTTAAAGAAGTATAATGAGGGTATTATCGCCGCGTCAGCATGCCTAGGCGGCGTTTATGCTGGTAACTACTGGGAGAACCGGGACGAGGGCGAAGAAGCCGTCCTAGAGGCGATGAGAGAGACTACTGAAAACATGTTAGATATTTTTGGTGACCGCTGGTACGCTGAGATTCAATGGAACAATATTAAAGAGCAACATGAATTGAATCAGTACGTTATTCAGACGGCACAAGAGAATGGCGTTGGGTTGATCACCACCGCAGACAGCCACTACCCCGGCCCTGATGCTTGGAAAGATAGGGAACTCTACAAGCGTTTGGGTTGGCTTGGCAAAGGGAAGCCGAAGTGGGCTGAAGATTCAGATTCGTTTCTTCCCGATGACGTCACGGAAATAGGTTATGAGCTGTATCCCAAGAACGGTGATCAAATCTGGGAAAGCTACAAAGAGTATTCAGAATCCACGGGGTTTGAATATGATGATGATGTAGTCTTGAAAAGTATTGAAGAAACACACAGAATTGCCCATGAAAGAATTGAGTCGTTTCTTCCTGACAATACAGTGCGCCTTCCCGAATTCGTTGTGCCGGCCGGCTTTACTGCCACGCAAGCCTTGGTTAACTACGCATTAGAAGGTCTTAAGACTTACGGCTTGCACACCAACAAGGAATATACTGATCGACTACGCGCAGAGTTGAACGTTATCGATGACCGTGGTTTTTCCAAGTACTTTCTCACGATGAAAGCTATTGTGGATGTCACGAATGACATGATGTTGGCCGGCCCGGGCCGCGGCTCTGCTGCAGGCTCCTTGGTGGCCTATGCGCTTGGCATCACACAGATTGATCCAATTAAGCACGGTCTTCTGTTCTCTCGCTTCTTACGTTCTGACGCCACCGATTATCCTGATATTGACTATGATGTATCAGACCCGATGATTCTGAAGGAGCGTTTGGTAGAGATGTGGGGAGAGAATGTGGTCGCGCCTATCTCCAATTGGAATACTTTGCAACTTCGTTCTCTCGTTAAGGATATTTCAAAATTGTATGACATCCCTTTTACAGAGGTAAACAACGTTACGAATATCATGATTAAAGAGGCCACACCTCTTGCAAAGCAAAAGCATGGTATTAAAGCTGGTATCTACGCCCCAACTTGGCAGGAAGTGATGGAGTTTTCTCCTTCACTGCAAAACTTTTTAAATACATATCCGGCGGTAAGATCCCACGTTCAGGGTCTTGTCGGACAAGTTCGGTCGTGCTCGCGCCACGCCGGCGGTGTTGTGATTGCAGAAGACTTAGACAAGAGCATGCCCCTTATTAATTCAGGTGGAGTGAGGCAAACACCATGGTCAGAAGGTCAAAACGTGCGACACTTGGAGCCGATGGGGTTCATTAAGTTTGATTTATTAGGCTTGGCGACTCTTAAGATGATGGAGGTTTGTATTCAACATATTCTTCGTCGTCATTATGGAGTAGAAGAACCTACCTTCACGCAGGTACGAGATTACTATAATAAATATTTGCATCCTGACATCATCGATCTTGAAGACCAGAATGTGTACGAGAATATTTTTCATGCCGGCAAGTGGGCTGGAGTCTTCCAGTTCACTGAAAGCGGTGCTCAAGGATTCTGTACGAGGGTTAAGCCTCGCAATATTATTGATGTGTCAGCGGTTACTTCTATCTTCCGTCCTGGCCCATTGTCCGCTGGCGTTGACGCTGACTATGTGGAGGCCAAGAGTCACCCGCACTATATCAAGTACCTTTCTGACGAAGCTCGCGAGATCACTGAAGAGACCTTTGGGTTCCTGATCTTTCAAGAGCAAATCGCCCTGCTTGCCCACAAGCTTGGTGGCTTGACGCTCGATGAGGGCAACATGCTTCGCAAGGTGCTAACAAAGAAGGGAACAGGAAAAGGTTCTGTTAAAGGTAAGTTGCATGATAAGTTTATTAAGGGATGTGTAGCTAAAGATATTGATCGAGACGAGGCCCAAGCGCTTTGGGACAAGTTTGAGTACTTCTCCGGATACGGCTTCAACAAGTCCCATGCTGTGTCTTACAGTGTAATCTCTTATCAGTGTGCATGGCTTTTGAACTACTACGAAGCCGAGTGGACAGCCGCCTTCTTGGACAAGGAACCAGAAACACGAAAAGAAAAAGCAATTAACATTGCCAAGTCACTTGGCTATAATATCGCACCGGTTGACCTTAACAAATCGGGCCGTGTTTGGGAGATAGCAGAGGACAACAAGACCCTCATCCAGCCGCTCACCTCTATTAAAGGCTTCGGTGATTCTGCTCTTGAACAGATATTGGACCATCGACCTTTCTATGATATTGAAGATCTATTATTCCGCGAAGAAATAACATATTCCAAACTTAACAAGAAAGCATTAGATGCTTTGTGCCGCGCCGGCGCTATGGACGGGTTGGTTGATGACCGCTTTACAGGTCGTAAACACTTTTGGTCTGCAGCGGTCGTTGACCGGCCGAAGAACAAGAAGAAGTTTAATGAAAACATTGACGCTTACCGCAAGGAAGGCGACTTTACAGAGGAGGAGATTATTCATTTTAAAACAGAGTTGACTGGCGTGTTTCCAATGAACCTAGTCATTAGTACCGATACTATCAACAGACTCCGTGAGAAGTACATTCCGCCAATATCAGAATTTGATCCCGACTTGTGTGTTTGCTGGTTTATTCCTCGTAAGATCGTCGCCAAGAAAACCAAGAATGGCAAGAACTATTGGATTGTTGAAGTTATTGATTCTAACAACGAAACTGAAAAAATTAGATGCTGGGGAGTGCGTCCGGAGAAAGACAAGATATTTATCAATAGGCCGTACATGGCCAAGCTTAAATACGATGAGCAATGGGGGTTCTCCACCTACGCTCTTTGGAAGACATTTAAACTATTAGGATAATTATGTTATGAACCTTATAAAAACATTCAGCCCAATGCTAAAGGAACCCAAACTAATTGATGATCTGCCGATCATTATAAGGGTTAGCAAATTTGATGAGTCATCCGCGAAGAGTTTTTCTGCACTGATAAGAAAAGCACAGAATACTGGGCAACCCATCGTGCCAGTTATCATTGACAGTTATGGGGGTCAGGTTTACAGCCTAATGTCCATGATTTCCGATATCAAGCATTCAAAAATCCCTGTAGCTACGATAGTACAAGGCAAGGCTATGTCTTGCGGTGCGATACTCTTCAGTTTCGGCGCCGAGGGACATAGATATATGGATCCTGATGCTACTGTGATGATTCATGATGTAAGTTCAATGGGCTGGGGCAAGGTTGAAGAGATCAAAGCATCTGCCGAAGAAACTGATCGCTTAAATCAAAAAATATACACCATGATGGCAGAAAATTGTGGCCACCACAAAGACTATTTTCTTGATATCGTTCACGATAAGGGTCATGCCGATTGGTTTTTAGAAGCAGACGAGTGCAAGAAGCACAAACTAGCCAATAAATTGCACGTACCAGAAATGAGAATAACCACAGAAATAAAATTTAATTTCAAATAGGTCGTCGCCCCTGACTAATTAAGTTATCGGGGGATATAGCGTGCGCGCATCGAATCTATTAAGATGGAAAAGAACTTTAAATGAGTTAAAGTTTAAACATAGCGAACTTGAGTTTATTGAAGATATAAATTCTTCACATGCTCAAGAATTTCAAATGTACCTTGAAGATTTTTGTGAACAAAAGCAGGTTGATCTTGCTGATTTAAATAGAAACTTATTGGCAGCGCAAACAATTAAGATAGAAGAACACGAAAATGCTGAGGTTCTGCAACTACCTGAAAGCGAGATTGACGACGCCGGCGCTTTGGTTTTGTATCACAATACACCAGAGTCTGTGTGCGCAGACGAAGTGATAGAGAGAGACGGCCGTGAATTATATGAGTCTTTTGCAAAATTGTTTAAAAAGATTGCCCTGTATTTACACCCTGACCGGTCACAAGGATTGACTGACCACGAAAAAGCCGAGAGACTTGAGTTGTTTAAGGAAGCCCAAGCGGCATTAAAAGAAGAACGTTACTATTTTCTTCTTGAACTTTCTGACAGGTTTGGCGTGAGAACACCGAAGAATTACAAACAACAAAACAGATGGATGAAGATTAAAATTCAAGAATTGGATTCTAGCATACAACAGGAAAAGATGACCTACAATTACAAATACGCGGAATGTGAAACTGAAGATGAAAAGCAAAAACTGATGAAAAATTTTATATACCAAGTTTTTAAAGTTCACGTCGAATAAGTACTTGACAGTCAAGCCCTTCCTTGCTATATTAATAGAGAAACAAGGAGGCTATAATGGCTACAACACAAGACCAAAAGAAACAATACGTCAAGGAGTACATTCGCTCACTGGCGGCTATTGAAGAATGCATCGAACCCTATCAGGAACAAAAGCGCGAACTGCGCACTGAGTTCCGAGAAAACAACTGGCTCAATACGGATGAGATTCGTGCAGCAGTAAAGGCATATCGCCTTTTCAAGCAAAAGTACAACATTGAAGAAGTAGTTGAAAACTTTGAAATGATTAGTGGCGGTGAGGAAAATGAATAAGAATACGCAGCTAACAATGTTCTCGTCTAAGACGGGAAACTGGGCAACCCCAGTAGAATTTTTTAAAAAGCTAGATTGGCGTTTCGGCCCATTTGATTTAGATCCCTGCGCAGATCCTAGTAACACTAAATGCGCAAACTTTTTTACAGAGGCCGAGGATGGTCTTTCAAAAAGCTGGGAAGGGTTTACTTGCTTTATTAACCCGCCCTATGGCCGTGGGATTGAGAACTGGATCAAGAAGGCTTATGACGAGGCTCGCAGTGAGGGCACCCGCGTGGTTATGTTAATTCCAGCCCGCACCGATACAAAGTATTGGCACCAATACGTCATGAAAG